TTGGTAGGGTCGTTTTGCCCCATCAAGCTCGTCCGAATCCAGCGATGAACCCAACCCGGACGCGGGGAAGGCTCAGGAAGTGACTGAGGCGGCATCCATGTCTGGGGCCGTTGGGTCATATCACGGGTGTTCAGATCACGAGTAAGTCTGGTTCCAGCTTGGTCATTAGCCATTGTAATTTCCCAGTTTGATAAGCTCGTTGGCATACGCTTCAGGAGTCAACCCAAGCTTCTTTGCAAGGGCAACCTGAGTCTGCGTAAGACGGATGCGGGTTGGCGCAGTAGAACGCGACACCGAAGCTACGACTGGTGGCTTTGTGCGAGGGCTGGGTTTTTCCTCAACCTTCGTGACGACCGTCTCCTCGGTTTCAAACCGAGCAGGGAAGGTCTTTCGCATCGTTTCGTCTACCTGTTTGTAGTAGGCGTCGCTGCGAGGGTCTACACCCGAGTTGACCAAATCTTCGTGCAAGCCCAGAGCAAAGCCGGTCATCGCCCTGTCCACGCCGAACCAAGTATTGCGTTGTCTCCAAGCCTCAGCTTTGGGGTCAACTACCTGACGGGGTGCTGGTACTTGTTCAGTTGCAGCTTGTACACTGGTTTCTTCAGGTTGTCCAGTGGTTTTGCTTTTCTCATATTCACGCAAGCGCAGCTTGGCATCGGTCAGGGCTTCCTGCGCATCTGCAATCTGGTCGGGTTCCCCCGCCTCGTAGGCTTTCTTCAAGCGCTCCTTGGCAGCGGCAATGTCATTGGTCGCCGCCTTGGTCATCTCGGTGGCGAAAAGCTGCTCACCGTGGCCGATACGCTTTTGAAGCTCCTTTGCCTTGCGGTCAAGGGCGGCGGCATAGTTGAGGGCTTCCTCGCGTTCCCGAAGGGCGCGTTCCTTTTCCCGGCGCTCGTCATGCCAGACTTTTTTCATCTGGGACAGGCGCTTTTTCACCTTTTCGGAATACTCCTCAAGGTCATCGTCCTCAAGCTCCTGCACGACTTCCTTGGGCATGGGAGCGCGGTCGCGGTCCTGCGGCGGGGTGTCATCCACTACTTCAACTTCAAGCTCCTTGGGGTCGGTCAGTGTAACGGTGTTTACCTCGTCCTTGGGAGGTTCTACTTCGTCAGGAAACTTGAATTCCTGCAGATCAGGTTGTGCAGCCATGGTCTCTCCTATGCGCGAGTAAGGCCGCGCGGGTCATCCACCACCGCGTCAACCGTGTCGTCGTTGATGATGCGAAATTCACGCCCGTGGATCTTGAAGCGGGTACCGGAATAGGCCCGGACCAGAACAAAATCGCCTTTCTTGCACCAAGCACCGGTCGGGAATTTCTCAGGATCCCTGTAGGCCAGGTCACCAAGTTCCACTACAAAGAGCACCAGCGTGCTGTGCTCCTCAATGGATTTGGTTGAATCGGCTTTGGCGATCCCGTTGGAGAACTGATCCTCTACATGCGGGACCATGCAAAGAATCTTGTAGCCCTTGGGAACCGGAACCTGCTTTGCTTTCTCTGCTGCTTCTTCCTGCGTCAGTTCGACGTTGACATCACTCATGGTCTTGCGCTTCCTCAGCGGATTGTTGGAGGTCAAGGAGATGGCGCTCTGCTTGGGCGAGACCCCGAACTACCCCGCAGAGGTAACGATAATTCTCGAAAGAACCGCAACCACCACCGGCGATGTCATCGGCGTAGTTGTTCATGTCATCACGGATTGCTTTGCGCAGGGCTTCTGCGAAATCCATTAGTACCCCTTATTGGGTTTTTCCTGCTGGTTGTGGACGGGCCATCTGATCGCGGTGCTTTGCGGCATCAAGCCCGATGCGAACCCCCTCGGTATGGGTCTTGTTGGCGACTTCCTGTTCCCGTATGGCAAGCTCCTTTTCGCGGATGATGGTGTCGGCTTGGTCCTTGGTTGCCTTGCGGCTGACCTCGGCTTTCTTGATGGCAAGCTCCTCTTGCTGCATCTGGATGAGGGGGTCTTGCATCTGTTGCTGGATCTGCTGCTGCGCGGCTTGGGCGCGGTTCTGGGTAAGAAGCTGCTGTGCAGCCTGTGCAACAAGCGGAGCAAGCTGGACTTCCAGTTCAGGCGAGAGCAGGTTGTCCTGATCCTTGTCAGGCGGAGGCGGAAGCGCCGCACCAAGCTGGCGCTCGATACCGGCACGATAGGCAAACGCAAGGTGCTCCGCGACGTGGGCCATGACAGCAGCCTGCATCTGCTGCGCCATGGGGGATTGGCCGATCATCGCGGCGATCTTGGGGTCCTGCATCATTGCCATGTGGGTGGCGATATGGGCGTCATGGTCTTGGATGATGAACGCCTTGACAGGCTTGCCTGTGAGGATCGCCATGTTCTCGCTCACCGGGTCGACAGGCTTCATGTCCTCGGGCATGGGTACGATCTTGGAGGCGTTCTTCACACCCAGTGTCTCGATCATCTGCCTGTGCAGGTAAGCCATGTCATACAGTTGCGGAGCCGACTGCGCCATCTGGAACACCGCTTGGTACTGCACTACCTTCTGTGCCATCGTGGCCGCGTTGGGGTCTGACACCGGGATGACATCAACCGCGTCGTAGTCAGACTGCTTGGCCTTGCGATTGCCCGTCTCGGGCTGGTAGCTGTACTCGGTGGGGGTGTTATCCCGGATGATCCCCTTGAGAAGCTTGAACTCCTGCTTCATCGCGTAGTGGATGCGCGCCTGTACAGCGGACATGACCTTCAGGATGCGCTCAAGGATGGCAAGAGTGGTACCGACAGGAGCCTGTGCCGACATATCCGAGACATTCAATTCGGCAGTGGCGGCAAACTTCTGGCCGTCGATCACGATCTTGTCCATCAGGGTCATCAGGACTTGGCTTGGCTCCTTGTAGGGAAGCGGCAGGATGTTGTCGCGGATTGCCCCACTTGGCACGTCCACATCACGAAACTCACCCGGTGCAATCGGGGTGTCATCGCCCTTGATGCGAAGCCCCCGGCTCTTCAACCCTCCGGGCAGGTTGGCAAGGGTGCCTGCATCGACAAGCTGGCGAAGCAGCGAAGTGGAAGCTTTGGCGTGCCCGCCAATCAGGTGGATAAGCCCGAAGTAGTAGAACCCGAATCCCGGGATGTAGCCGTAATGCACAAAGTGCTGGCGTCTTGCCTTCAGGCGGTCGTTTTCTTCCCAGTTACGATAGACCGCAAGTACGGTCTGGGTGCCTTTCTCGATAGTGACGACGTAGGGAAGCGCGATGCCCGTGAGGTTACCGTCCTTGTCCTTGTCTTCGTAGTTTGCAAGATCAAGGTTGACGTGCATCTCCAGAACCTGAAAACGGTTGTCGACACTCGCGTTGAATCCCTGCTCAAGGGCTTTTTGCTTCTCCACCTCATCCATCACATGGGCGGGCTCGCCAAGATCGATGTCCCGGTAGAACCCGGCGTACTGCAACTTCACCAACTCGTTCTTGGTCTTTCGCATGCGGTGAGTGACGCGCTCGGCTGATTCAAGGTTGGCCGCACCATAGGGCACCACGATGTCTTCTGCCGGGATGAACATCGCCGTCTGGCGCTCAAGCGAGGGGTCGTAGTAGATCTTCTTGAACGCATTGCCCGAAAGGCACAGGTTGATCAGCATGCGCTCGTGCTCGGGGCGATACTCCTTCATCACCTCGGTCAATTCGTAGTTCATGTCATCCTGCACACGGATGGCGGCGTCTTTCTTCTCCGGGGTTTCCTTGCCGACGATCAGGGTCTTGACAGGACCCATCGCGGGGAATGTCTCCATGATCGTCTCGGACTGGAACTTGACCGCGCTCTCCATGAGCAGCGGATGGAACACCCCGCAAGCCCCCGGCCAAGGCTCGGTGCGCTCTTCGTACTTCAGGCCCAGAAGCTTCAACCCGCGAACGTAGGTATCCAGCCAGTCCTTGCGGCTCGAAAGGTCCGCCTCGTAATCACCAAGCAGGTCGCTTGCAAGGGTGGCAAGGGTCGATTCGGGCAGCACTTGCGCAAGATTCTCATCGAAATCCCCCGCAACCTCGCTTTCCTTGGAAATCTCAATCTCCAACCCATCTGCGTCAATGCGCACGCTCTCGGGATCTTCAATTTCAATCTCTATGGCGGGGTTTTCCTGCGCCAGTGACTCAATGCCCTGCGGGGCCTCGTAGAGAGCCTTATCCATGTTGGTTGCCATCGAATTCTCCTAGTAGTACCCGGCTCCACGCCGGGACTTGAATTGGCGCACCGGGTCTTTGTAGTCACTGCCCAGACGCACAAAGCCGCCTTGCCGAAAGCGCATGAGCGCAAGTGTAGTGGCGTCAACCAGATCGTCATGGTCCCCGGCGGGAAAGCTTGCCACCTCATCGATTACTTCCTCGGCCCAGCGCGTCTGCGGAGCCCAGATCATGCCGCTTGCAAACAGGTCCGATACCGCGTTCAGGCGCGAAATCTTGTCGTTGCCCTTGCTCGGGGTGAACTCCTGCACCGGAATGCCCATGGCACGAAGCTCATAGATAAGCGGGGCACCGGAGGCTTTCTTCTCCACGATCAGGCTCACCGGGCGGGATTCAAGGTTCCATTCGGTGTAGTGCTTGAAGGCAACGGCCTTGAGTTCTGGAAACTCCATGCGGTCCTTGAAAGAGTCCAGAAGGATGATGTTGGCACTGCCCGTGGTGCCGTCGTTGGGCTCTTTCTCCGGCCACCATACCCCCCACGTCGTGCAGGCGGAGAAGTCAGCGCGGTTGTGCTTCTCAAAGGCCGTGTCCCAAGACTGGATGATGAAGTCACACATCGGAGGGATGTCTTCCTGCCATATGCGCCACCACTCGCGCTTGACGATGGCCCCTTCCTCGCTGGTGGGGTTTTGCTGGTACTGGGCGTTCCACTGGTAGGTGGGCATCGACGCCTTGGTACGAAGCAGCGCCTCAAGGGGCCATTGCTCGGGCCACAGGGACTTCTGGATAACCTGCAAGTTGCCTTCGCTGTCTTCTTCTTCCTTCTCAAGCACCGCCGGGAACTCAACCACCTCGTACTGGTCAGCCCCCTCGTTCATCACCATGTCTTTTGTCAGGCGTCCCGTCAGGTCGTTCAACGCCCAGCGGGTCTGTACGATTGCCACCCTTCCTGAAGGCATCAAACGGGTGCGAGCACCGCTGGTGAACCACTCATATGCCTTGTCAAAGACATCCAGATTGCCGTTGATGATGTCTTGCTCATTGTGCGGGTCATCCACCAAGAGAAGGTCAGCACCGCGACCGGCAATGGCACCGCCCACACCTACCGCAAAATACTCACCGCCATGGTTTGTGTGCCAGCGACCGGCGCTTTTTGAGTCCTGACTGAGTTGCACCCCGTCATCACCGCCGAAAATGGACTGGTAGGCAGCGCTTGCGATCAGGTTACGCACCTTGCGGCCAAAATCCACGGCAAGATCCGCCGTGTGGGACACCATCATCACCTTTTTATCGGGAAAAAGCCCCAGAAACCACGCCGGGAAGTAGATCGACACCATCAGGGACTTGCCAAACCGGGGTGCGATGTTGACGGCGATGCGATCCTTGCGGCCAAAAGCAAGGTCCTCAAGCAAAGAGGCCAGTTTGCGGTGGTGGGCACCGACTTTGTAGTTCGGATCGATGTGGCAGATGAAGGAAAGCAGGCTTACCCGGGCGCGCTTGACCGCTTTTCGCGTCTCCAACTCGTCGATCAACTCAAGAATCTGCGTTTTCTGTGCCGGATTGAGCTTGTGCAGGTTTTTCTTGACCTGTTCGAGCACCTGCGGGGTAAGTTGCAAGGACACTTTTGGCGTCAGGAAAGGATCGATTCAATCTGCAGGTGCTTGGCAGAGGACAGGGGCCGGTCTTCTTCGTCTTCATCCTCCGGGTTCTCGTCGCTATCGGGGTCAACGAGCACGGCATCGCCCATGAAGTGCTCTATTTTCTTGGTCAATTCGTCAGTCAGTTCGTCGTCAGACTTGGATTTGTGCGTAATTTCAATGCGGTCGCTGAAAAGGCCGACATCACGCATCTTGCCAAGCAGTTCAAGTGCCCTGATCCTGATTTTCCCGTCCGGGTTGCTTGATTCCTCAAGGAGCTTGTTCTTCACGTACTCCCGGATGCGTGCAGCGCTATTGACCAACTCCTTGTCGTACTCGGAAAGAAGGGTATCGAGCATGCGCAGCGCAGGCGCGGAGAAGTCCGGGGTGAACTCCTTGGGAGTGGGTACTTTTTCGCCCTTGTCGGGGTCGACACCGACGATTGAAGTGAAAGCCGAGCGTGCGTATTGCTGTTCGGCCTCGTCGGGTGGGCACTCATAGTCCTCGGGGAAAAGCGCCTTGATGGTGCTGCACGCAAGATGCGCCCGCTCAAAGAGCGACATCGATTTCAGGGACACCGGATCAGGAGCCACGTTGGGCTCTGGGTGCACCAGTAAAGGCTCAGGTTGGCTTTGCAAGGGTTGCCCCTAGTTTAATTTGCATGCAGAAAATAACATAAAACCATGAAAACATGGAACCAAAAAACAAAGGGGGTGGGTTTCTATATTGAGGGGGGTGGGGTCGTCTGTAGAAAAAATGTGTGGGAAAAAGTGAAGGAAGTGGGGGACGTGGGTGCAAAACACAGCAAGGAGCGCGCGGGCGGGACTCCAAAATTACAGCGGGGGGTGGCGGGGTAGTGGGGTCAACTTACGTGACATGTCACAAAAAGTTTGACAAAACATTTTATAGGAGTATGATTCGGGGCGTCGGAAATGCGAACCGAACGGAAGCGCACCGATACAGGAGATTGGAATGGATAGAAGCTTAATGCGCATGGCAGTTTTGTCCTGCTATGCGTACGCTGATGGTGAAACGAAAGTCGCGGACGATGTCCGCGACTTGTTCACCGGAGTACCCCCAGCGAAACGGGGCGATGTCCGCGCCGCATTTTACCTAGCAATTCGCGAGGCCGATGGCCTCGCGGGGGGTAAGGTCAAGAGTGTCAAGGCGCTGTCGGATCGCGCCCGGAAAGCGTACGATGCCGCGAGGCAAGCGTACTCAAGGCTTTTTCCCGGAAAGAAGAAAGGCGGGAAGAAGAAGGCTGGTCGCGTGGCCAGCGCGATCCGTTCACGGGCCGATGTCGGCCCGAGCGTAGAATACTGGAAACAGCAAGAAGGGGTTCCGGGGGTTGATATCCCCCGGGTTTTGGCGGCATTTGAGGCCTTGGGAGCGCTGCTCCCGGCCAAGGCCAAAAAGTAGCACTAAACCCCGGCTTTCGCCGGGGTTTTTTTGCCCGCGCGTTGCGCGGGCTTCTCGCCAGTTCTCTGGCGGCGGGAGAGCGAGAGAGGGTGAGTGCGCGGGTGTGAGAGTGTGAGTGTGTGAGAGTGCGCGGGTGTGAGAGTGTGTGTGCGAGTGCGTGAGGGGGCCGTGTGACATGTCACACGGGGAGAATGCCGCGCGTTGCGCGGGAACTGGCGATGCAA